TAAAGCTGATGCATTTAATGCAGCAGCTGAAGAAGCTAAGAATCGTGGGGCATATAGTGAATCTGAATATTATGCTAATGAAGCCGCTAAACAAGAAGTTAAAGTAGAAGCACTTGTTAAAGCTGATGCATTTAATGCAGCAGCTGAAGAAGCTAAAAATCGTGGTGATGATGCAACAGCTGAATCTAATTTAATTAATGCTGCTAAACAAGAACTAAAAGTTAATGCTATTTCTAAAATTGATACTCTTACTGTAGCTGCTAAAAAAGCTACTGCAGAAGGTGATGATGCAACTGTAAAATCTCAATTAGCAGAAATTATTAAACAAAAAGTTAAACTTGAAGCAATTATCAAATCAGAAATGTTATTTGCTAATGCAGAAAAAGCAAAAAATCAAGGCGACAGTAAAACAGCAGAAAATATGTTTAAAGAAGCAACTGAACAAGAATCAAAAGTTGTATCTCTTATTAAATCTGAACAATATAATAATGCTGCTGAAGAATCAAGAAAACGAGGTGCAATAACAGAAGCCGAATCTTATACTAAAGCAGCTATTTCTGAAGAATCAAAAGTGTCAGAATTGAAACAAGAAGAATCAAATACACCAATTGGTTTTTCAGCATCTGAACATGCAGAAATTCATAATATTGAAATACCTACAGTTAAAGATTATAAACAAGTTTATAATATTGAAATACCTACAGTTAAAGAAGATAATAAACAATCAAATAATTGTAATTCTTTTTTAGAGTTTAATAATTTTGATGATTTATATGCATCATTTTAATTGATTTATAAAAAAATAATTGTTAAAATAATTATTTTTTTATATTTATTTCTATCTAATATTAATGTCTATTAATAATCATGAAGAATTTGAAAATTATATAGAAAAAACTTATAATTTTAAAGAAAAATGGAAAGACCAATGTAGTAAATATAATATTGGATATTTACCGAGTTCATTACCTGCAGTACGTAGAATAATTGTTATTGGTGATATTCATGGAGACTGGGAAATGGCACAACAATTACTAAAAGTTGGTAAAGTTATTGATGATGATGGAAATTGGATTGGTGATGATACAATTGTAGTTCAAGTAGGTGATCAAATAGATAGATGTAGACCTACTATTAATTCATATTGTCATACACCTGGAGTTACAAATCCTGACGAAGATAGTGATTGGAAAATTTTACAATATTTTACAGAATTACACAAATTAGCTAAAAGTGCTGGTGGTGCTGTTTATTCACTAATTGGAAATCATGAATTAATGAATGTTAATGGTGATTTTAGATATGTTTCGTATAAAGGTATAACAGATTTTCATAATTATAAAAATCCCTATAATACAGTTAATAACTATAATAATTTAGAAGAGGATGATACTATTTCTGTATCATCTGAAAATAAAACTTTTTCAGATGGTATATTAAAAGAAAAATCTTCTATTAAATTATTTTTTGAACATAAAACTTTTTCAGATAATAAATTTAAAAATAACACGGAATTAAGAAAATGGGCATTTAAACCAGGTAATCCAATTAGTGATTTTTTAGCTTGTACAAGACAAATGGCAATTATAATAGGATCAAATTTATTTGTTCATGCAGGAGTATTACCTGAAATTGCTAAAAAATATAGTGTTTCAAATTTAAATCAATTAATGAGTTTATATTTATGGAATAAATTAGAATCAATTGAATCATATGATGAAGTATTTAAATCATCTGATATCTCACCATTATGGAATCGTGTTTTTGGAAATTTTGGTATGCAACAATATTCAAATTTAAACCAATATATAAATCTTGATGATGCTGCACTTAAATGTTCTCAATTACTTAATCCTTTAAAAGAGATATATGGAGTTGGTAACATATATGTTGGTCATACACCTTTAATGGATCATGGAATAAGTAGCGTATGTGATGGTAAAGTTTGGTTAACTGATTTTGGCGCATCAAAAGCATTTGATAAATTTGATACAAAATTACCACAACGAAGTGATATACGTAAAGCTCAAGTTTTGGAAATTTTATATGACGGTGATTTAAGTAAAGGTGGTGGAATTAAAATTTTAAAATAATTTATTTTTTACTAGATTTTACTTTAGCTGGTGGTATAAACTGTTTATAATGTTCAACATTCTTATCAAAATGTTTAATACCTTCTGCTCCAAGTGTAACAGAATCAGCATCTTTCATTTTTTCTTTCATATCATTTTGAACTTTACTTGCTACTTTAGCAGCTCCAGGACCATTAGAAATTTTTAATTTTCCAGCTATGTGTTTTCTGAGTCTTAAAAAAGCTTCGAATCCAGGATTTGAACCACCGTTTACATCTACATTAGATTTTTTATTAGATTTATATTTACCTCCACCCATTTGTTCTGGATCTGGATCATTAAATTCTTGTTCTGGTTCTGAATCATTAAATTCTTGTTCTGGTTCTGGATCATTAAATTCTATGTCTGTTGTAGTATTTATATTATGTGATCCTCCTTTTTGAGTTTTATTGTTATTTAATTCATTAAGTAAATTAATTAGATGTGGTGAATTACCTAAATTATTTTTAGTAAAAAAATCTTTAATATCATTTATTGTAGTATAATTACCTCCATTTTGTGTTTTATTACTATTACTACCACCATCTTGTTTAAGAATATCACGTAATTGATTTTCTAAAGTTGCAGTTGATGTTTCAGACATACCATTAAAGTTAGTGCTTGATTCAGATGTTAACATAGATAAAAGTTTATTTACATCATGAACAGAATTAGAATTAACTGAAGATACAGCTTTTCCACCTCCAGATATGTTATTTAACTTTTTGGTAGATGCATTTTTATTTTGTAAATTAGTAGCGGATGTATCAGAAAATATTCCACCTATTAGATTAACAGATGAAGTTGCAGAATAGTTTGATCCAGATTTATTATGTAAATTAGTAGCAGATGTATCGGAATATATTCCACCAGATTGCTTGCCAGAATATTTTGTTTTATCAATATTAATAGTTTCATTGGCTGTGTCAATAATAGTAACCCATCCAGGTAATGAAACATTTGATTCTGTAATGTTATCAAACATATCATTAAAATCATTTTTTAGAAATACATTAGACATTGTAATATATATATATATTAATTTAGAAATTAATATAATTTTTATAAAAAATATTAATCAAATTTTGTGTTTTTTTATATTATTTTTATCCAGACTATAGTAATATAATAATGTATGTTAATCAAGTAGACGATTTATTTGATGGGATTTTAAATAAATTAAATGATTATTTAATAAAAAAAAATGCATTTGAAAAATTATCAATAGATACAAATTTTGTAATATTTCAAAATGAAATTTTAGAATATATTAAACAATTTATAAATTTAATTCCAAAAAAAGATATATTAGATATTATAAAAAATGAATCATATTATGATTCTGTATTAAACATTATTAAACGATATTGTGCATTTTATATATATCTTGGTATTGGTTATTATTATAAAGGTGGTCGCGATCTTTATGTTACAAATATTATTGAAGCTGGAAAATATCAAAAGGATTCAATATTTCAAATTCCTAATTTTTTTAATAGTGAAAATAATGCAAAAATAATTATTTTTTATAATGATATTAAAAATTTTATATCACTATTAAGTTTTAAAACAATCGATCAAATTAAAATAGTATTAACTAATAATCCATTAAAATACGAATCAACAATAAGATTATTTAATGATTTAGGAGAAGATTATATTGTTGATTATTTTTTAATAAAAGATAATTTTCATAATATTATGAAAGCATTAATTTTTAAACAGATTTATTTAAAAGAAGAAAAAAATGAAATTATAAATATGTTAAATCAACAAGAAAAAAATAATGCAGAATATAAATATATTGAAATAGTTGTTTCAAATAATAAAAAAATTGTTGATTTTAATATTATTCAAAAATTTTTAAATATTGAACAATTAAAATCAGGATTAGCTGAAGAAATTTATAACTATTTAGAAAATTTTCGTGATACAAAAGAATTTGTAATTAAAGAAAATCAAGATTTTATTAATTATTTATTTGCTAATAAAATAATTATACCTATAACAGAAGATTTTTTACGATATCATAAAGATACTGAAAAATATGATCCAGAAAATTATTTAGAATCATCTAATATAAAAGACAGAGATGCAACAAAAATAAAATATATTATTAGTAAAATGAATAATGTAAAAAATTATTATTCGCCTTTATTAGATAAAAATCCAAAATTAAAATTAGATACAGAGAAATTATTTTTTAAACCACTTGACCCAAAAATGGCTGTACTTTATAATGATGATGAAGAAATTAGAATTATTCAAAAATTACAAATGTCTGAAAATGCTACTGATTTTGATTTACTTATTGACCTAGAAAATATAAGAAAATATTCATATGTAAATTTTAAAAATTTATCTAAAGATGGTATTAAAATACGCGTACCTAAAACTATTCAAGGCATACGACAAACTAGTTTAAAACAAAAAGGAAAATATCCTATAGAATTAAGAATTGGACATGATAATATTGATATGGTAGTTATTGGTATTGCTTGGAATCCTTCTAGGTTACCATTAGATTGTTTTAATACAAGTGATATGATTAATGTATGTAAAAAAGCAAAAAGTGATAATGGTTTTACATCATTTGTAAAAACAATGGAGAAAACATTTGATACCCAAAATAAAAAATTATATTATTGGTTATTTAATAATTCTACAGATAAACCAGTTTTAGAATCATATGTAAATTATAGTTCAAACGACTCAACCAAAAATATTAAAATTATGATTGAAGAATTATATAGAAAATATATTAAAATAGTTACAAATAAATTAAATAATTATATTGACAAAGTAGATGAATTAACAATTTGGGGATTTGATAATATAATGGCTGGTTATAAAAAAAAATATTATGATTTAGATTTAAATCCTTTAGCTAAAAATGAATTAATTGAAAAAGTTATTATTGAAAAAATTTTAGAACATAAAATTATTGATGATGAGGTTGATTCAATGATACCTGGAAGAAGAGATAAATTAATTGTATTACCGTCATTAGATATTAAAAAACAAATTTCAAATACAATAATTTTAGGTGAAAAACAAATAGATGTGACTCTAGAAATGTTAAACAAACATTTACCAATTTGCCAACATTATGTTAAATGGCGTAATATTAATAAAATGTCCAAAAAATCAGATGATTTTAATCAACATGTTTTTGATTTTGTTAAACAATATGTTAAATTAAATGAAAGAGGTGATTATGTTTGTAAGTCTTGTAATGAAGTTGTTCAGATTCAAAAATATGTTTTTGAAGGTACATATTATGCTGAAACAGACACATTTTTAACAACATCAATGGCTGTAAATCAAAAATTAGAAGAAATTCCAAAATATACTAAATATATGAGAACAATACGAAATATAGAAAAGAACATTGAAAAATTTGCTTATTCAATAGATTTATTAGCATATTTAGGTAATACACCTGTTATAAAATTAAAACGTAAAATGGTAATTAAAGATATTATTGATTTAATTTTAATTCATACAGATTGGTTAAGGTTACAACCAAAAAATAGAATTGAACAATCGTCTCAAAAATATGGAATTAATAAAGAATATACAAATTTATTCTTTTTTGAACTTAAAGATGATATTTTTTTAACTAGTTCAACAGATACAGATTATTACAAAATAATTAAATATAATAATATTATGGCTTACTTAATTTGTGTAATGTTAATAGAAATGAATTCTGGACAAATTATTAGTTTAAGAGAAGATAAACGGTATAATTACTTTTTATTTGGAAAAATTGGACAAAATTTATTTGCTGATTTATTTTTAAGAATTAATCAAAAAGAAAAAATTTCATTAAATAAATTACCACTATTTTCATATATTTTATATTATTTGTCTGGTATGATGGTTTCCAATAGATTATGGCTATATAATGATAATGAAATAAATGTTAAAGAAAAATCTCAATATATAATTAATCTTCAAAAATCTGTAATTCATACTGTTATTGATTTAATTAATTCACTTGTTGAAGCAAACTTGGAACCAAATAAAAATTTCTTATATGAAATTATTAATACTAGAATTAATGTAAAATTAAATAACACGTTTAATGATATACAATTATTAAAAAGAATAGATGCAATATCAATGAAAAATATTAAATTTGATGAAACAACTAAAAAAATAACATTTTTAACTAAAAAAATAAATCTAGTTAATTTAGATATTGAATTTAATAATTATGAAAGTTTAAAAACTGTATGTGATTTACATGTTAAAGAACTTAATAAAACTCCAATATTACCCGATAAAAATTCTATTGATATTTTAACAAATTGTCAAAATGGTAAATTTCATAATTGGTTATTTAAAAATAATGACTTAATTTGTAGTATATGTAATAAAACTTATAATGATTTAATAAAAGTATTAAATAAAAATACAACTACAGAACAAAATCAATCTGAATATTTAGATAAACTTAAATATATTAATTTAAAAAAGTTATCTTTAAAATATTGTATAAGCGGTGATAATCATGATATAGATAAAACAGGAATATGTTTAAAATGTAATAAAAATATAAATATATTTGAACCTTCTGACAAAGAATTAAAACAATTAGAAAAAAACATAGATATTAATACTAATCAACAAGTATTATTACACATTAATAATATGAAAAAGTATAATGAAACTGTTAAAAATACACAATATACAACTAAAAAAATACTTAATAAATTATTAAATAGATATGAAAAATTAACAAACGGCAAATTAGAAAATTATGTTGAAGATTTTGTTGATAGATTAAGTAAAATTTTAGGTAATAAAATTAAAGTTAATGATAAAATTATTTATTTAAAAGAAACATTATATATTATTGATCATGATTATTTTGGTAATTTACTTAAAGAAAAATTTCATATTTTATCATCTGATGATAAAATTCTAATAGCTCATAAACATCCATCTTTTGGTATTGATGTTATATATTATAAAGATAAAGCAAATAATGTATATGTATATTATGATTCTATTACATTACAATATATTGGATATTCAGAAGATAATAAAAATATTAAAAAAAGTAGAAATAATGCATCATTACAAATTGAATTATCTATTAAAGATTGTATTATGTTTTTAGGATATGAAAATCGACAATATAATATTTATTATGTTGATAAAAATTATCAATATCAATCTCCTATCATTTTAGGAGAAAATACAAAAGAAGTTATTTTAACAATAATAAGAAATAGAATAAATAACTTGAAACAAATAATAATAAGAACACAATCAATGATATTTAATATTAGAAATAGCGGTGTTGTAACATCAATGTATAATAAAGATGAAAAAGAAATTGTTAACGAATTTACTAAAAAACTTAAACAATTTAATATTAAAGATGAAACAAATCATAATAATATTTTTAAACATAGTAAATATATAATTAATAATTTACCTGTAAGTTATAACATACCAGACAATATTAATATTGAATTAAATAAAAATTATTTAGATGTTAGTATTTTAAATGCATTATCAAATTCGGATTGTAAATTAATATTTTATTTAATATATAATTTTAATAGATTACTTGATTATAATAAACAACCTGTTATTGAATCAGAATTAGCTCATTTATTAATTAAAACTATTAAATATTTATTTAATATATATTACAAACCATATACTAATTATAATATTAGACAATTTGATTATTTATTATTAAATGATAACCCATATATTGATGAAACTTTAAGAATAGTCGGACATTATCAAGAATTATTAACTCAACAAGAAATAGATGATCCTAATAAAAAAGAAGAATTATATTCTACAAATGAAGAATTAAATTCATTAGATATAGATGATTATGATAAAGATGATGATATTGATGATGCTGCTGAAATACTTAATGGAGATAATTATGATTAATTTTTTTCGTTAATTTATAAAAATAAGTTTATAAAAAATAATATCTAAGTATTTAAAATATAAAAGTTATATGAATTTAATAAACAAAATACTAATATTAATTATACTGATTTTTTTAATTAATCATTTATCTAACGGACAGCTAAGTAATAATATTAAAAATACATTTAATACATGTAAAAACAATTTTGAAAAAACATTTAATACATGTAAAAATAATGTTGAAAAATTTGTTGGATTATCATATAATCAAAATAATTGTTCCTCACAAAATTTAAAAAAACAAATTACTTTAAATGTACCCGATGTAGCATATCAATCACAAAAAGATTTTTCATATAATAATCATAATGATAATGATATATTAGATGATGAAACATATGGTTTATATAAAGTTTTAAATAATCTAGTTACTGTTAATGTTAATATATATGAATTAACACCAAATGATAGTAATAGAATTAAAGTATCTGATGAATTTAAAAAAGAAATATATGATGAATTAAATAAATTATTTAATTATAGTGATTATAGTTTTAATGATATAACATTCTTATCAGAATTATATTATTATAAAAATTATAGAGGAAAAACTATTGAACCGTTTGAATTCAAAGCAAATATTGCATATAAAAATAATTTAATTGGAACAGTAGTAATTTATATAGAAAGTTTTATGCGTGACGATAAATTTTACTATCAAAAAAATAAAACTGGATTTTTAACACTACAAACCGTAAAATTAATTAATAGAATATATCCAGATGGAAAAAATAAAGAAAAAATATGGAGGTCTGCTTATAAATTAATTCCTACTAAAAATGAAAATTTAGAAACTAATCCACAACAATATATAAATAAAACTGAAAATCAAGCAATACAACAAAATATTGAATTATCTAATAAAATGATTGAATCATTTACAGAACATTTTGTTAATATAGATAATGATAATGATTTGTTTATAAAACCATTAACTCATAATAAAGATAATATTCAAACTGATACAGATAATAGTTTAATACCAAGTAATGTTGAATTTTCAGCTTGTTAAATATTAAATGTTAAATGTTATTATTTTCTCATAATTTTAAAAAATTTATCATTTTTAAGAATTTCATCAGGTGTTAAATATTCATCATTTACAAGTATTCTACCACGTTCTGATACATATTTTCCTGATTCATATTTTGATGGTACAATTCTAGTTACAAATTCTTTAACATTTCCAGGAATTTCAGGAGCTGTATTAAATTCTGGAAAAAACCCTTTTCTTGTTAAAGTATTAAAAAAATAATGTATATCGTAATATCTGTTTTGTTCTGGTTTTATATTTATTTTATTAGTCCATTCTGCTTCAACTTTTGAATTATCTACAATATTTGGTATACATGCAAAATCAAAATCCCATAATTTTATTTGAAAACCAATATTTGGTACTATATATTGTTGTTGATTAATTTTATATAAATACTTTTTATTTGTGTCATCAATATCAATATTATGAATTAAAATATTATTTGCTTTCATATCATTATGTCTAAATGATGGGTATTTTGCATGAATTATTGATAAAACTGATAAAATTTGGAAAAATATTGTTCTCCAATGTTTTGTTTTCATTGTTTTGTAATTTTTACGCAAATAATCTAATAAATCTCCACCATTTGCCCATTCACTAACTAATATAGAAACATTTTGATAATAATCTCCTTTTTCATATTTTTCTACAAATTGTTCAAATTTTTTATTATTTACAATATTTGTTTTTGTTAAATTTAAAAATGGTTTTATACTTGTATTGAATGTTGTAATAGGTAAAACAATATGAGGTGTGTATTTATTAATTACTAAATAAGATAATAAACGTATCATTAATAATTCAGTATTTTCTGGTCTTTTAATATTATACATATCTCCATAATTTTCTTTTTTTGGATAAGCAACAATTTTAACTGCATATGCTTTTTTATTTTCATTATTAGGAGGTGGGTGAACACCTTTAAATGTATGACCTGTTGAACCGCTTTTTATATATAATAATTTACCGCCTAATTCTGCAATTGCTTTACTGAAATCTATATATTTTTTAGGTAATAATTCTCTAATATCACATGTATTAGTTGAATATTCAACTGAATCAGTTGAATTAAAATCAATAATTGATTCAATATTATTTTTTCCAATCATACTTTGAATATTTTCAAGTCTATCAGAAATAAAATTAAAATCTTTTTTATCTAATTTTTCTATTTTTTTATCCATTGATTAATTTATATTATATTTTTAATTTAATACAATATGAATTTTTAAATCATTTTAATAAAAAAATTATGATAATACTGAAATATTTATAACTAAAGGTTTTTTAATAATATTTCTTTCTTTTTCTTCTGAGTTTAATTCATCTTGATATTTATTATATATATGTTTTACCAATTCAATATTAAGTGGTGGTAACTTAGGTATCGCCATCCAATGTTTTGTTTTATTAATAAAATCTTGTTCAAAGTATGATGGATACATACATGCTAAAGATGATTTACTATTTAACATTAATTTTCTAAAATTATAAGGAATTAAATTATTTGATTGAGGTGGAAATACAGATAATAACTGCATAAATGGTTTTAATGGTTTTCCTTTAATAAAATTAATATCATTTAAATTTATTTTTGGTAAATATTTAGCTATATCTGATATAAATGGTGGATAATCAAATGGATAATACCAATTCCATGATGGACATTTGTCAAAATAATATATTGTTACCCATTTAAGACCTATCAAGTAATTTTTTACTAAATTCTCGCTAAATTCTTCAATATCATTTTCTGATATATTCCAATAATGTTTATAATATCGTAATCGCCATTGTTCTGGTGTGTCAGAACCTAATTGGATTGGATCAACTATTTTAAATTGTAAATTTTCTATTTTAAATACTTCTTTTTCATAATAATCGCCATGACATATCATACGTCGTCTACCTTTTGCATAATGATTGCGTAAAATATTTTCTTCTAATTTTGATAATTTATTAATAAATAATTCTAAAAAATTTGTATTTATTTTATTTGCATTTAATAAATATTGAATAGAATCATTTGCATTTAATAATTCATTTATAGTTTCTGTATATGTTATTATTAAACTTTCAATACCTGATTTATGTATATCTAATGATGGAATATGTGGTAAAAAATCATTTCCTAAAAAATAACACATAAAAATAAAATCATTTACTAATCTTGTATCATTTATTAAATTATTTACAAAATTAATTGACTTTTCTAAATAATATTTAATAGTAGATACTATAGATTTTTTCATAATCCGAATACTTACATAATTTAAAACTTCTTTTGATTCATTTCTATTAATTTCATTAGCTTCTCTTAATAAAAATATTTTATCTGACTCAGTTGCAAGTGATAAGAAAATTAAATCTGCATCAAGACCATATACAACATATGAAAAATCTTTATTTTCATGTTGGTTTGTTCTTATAAATTGTAATAATTTATGTTCTCCTTCTGCAGGTGTAAAACATGAAGAATAAATTATATTTTGTTTTATTTTATATGCCCAATCAATAATTTTATTATCTAATTTTACCATAAATTCAGTACCTGGTGTAATTGCATTATTATTCCAATGATGAGTTAATGGTTTATTATGTTTTTTTTTAATATTATCCCACATTATTTTATCAGCAACAGATTTAAATCTTCTACTTCGTTGTTGTTTAATTTTTGCTACAGGTGCTACACCATCAATAGCTAAATAAATTCCTTTTTTCGGCTCAACAAAAGAAATAATTTTATCTAAATATTCTAATACAGCAATAATCATTTTATTTTCTAATTTATCATTATCTGTAATATCTTGATTTTCTGCAATTACTTTAAAACATACTGGATGTATTAAACAGTTTGCATCAATTAATAAATAATCTATATTATTTATTTCATTTAATAAATCTAAATTAGATATGTTTTCCTTATTAAAAACAAAACCCTCGTTTTTATAATTCTTTATTAACCATAAGAAAAATCCAGGTACACCCATTTTATAGTTATATAAATTATTAGTGTTTAAACCGTATATTTCACTTTTTTTAATCTAATAATTTATAAAAAAAATCGTTTATTTAAAATATATTTTACTTTTTATTTATAATGAATATATTAAATGAAAACTCAAATGAAAACTCAAATGAAAATATTATTGATATTTTGCAAATAAATAATAATATTGAAAATATTAAAAATCCAATAATTTTTTTATTTAATTTACTTTTATATAAAAACGAATTAGGTGATTATAATTTAAGTATTGTTTTAAGATTATTTATAAAATATCATACCAATATTTTATTAGAATATAATATTAAAAAAATATTTATTGATGAATTAGATATTAATTCAATATCATTAAATGTATTAAATAATTTTTATAAATTAATTGCAAAAAAATTGTCATTAGTATTAGTAATTAAAAAATGGCATGTGCTTTATGATAATAATAATTTTTGGGTATTATCTATACACGATCAAATAGAATATTTATTAAATATTAAAAATAAATTTAATAGTATTTATGATTGTTCTCACGGAGGTATGCAATATCATTATAAATTAGCACATATATTTAAAGATAATAATTATTGTAAAGAAGAAATATTTGAAGATATCATTAATAGATTAATTTATATACTTGATATTTTTAATAAAAACATTTTTATATCATTAGATATACCACTTATATTACTATCTGATTTTTATAATTTATCAAATGAATATATATTAAAATATATTATTAGTATATATGAAAAAATTTCTGAATTATTAAATCAAACATTAAAAATATTTAATTCCTATAATTTAATTTGTATACAATTAAATAATTTAATTAATCCTTTATTGATTAAAATTAATTCTGTAAATATAGATTCAGAAACAGAATATGATGATATTAAATTATTAAGTAAAACTTGATATATTAATTAAATAATAAATTGGCACGACCATTAGAAACAATAAACATATCATATACTTTTCCTATTATTTTTAATGTTAATACATATTTATTATCAATGATTGTTTGTTCAGTAAATAATGTTTGTAATTGTTTATAATATTGTGATAACCATTCGTCATTTAATGTTATACTATATTGTTTCCCTTTAATACTTCTTAAATTGGCTGTTCCTGATGGTTGTGTTTCTTCTGGATATAAACAAAATGAATGATAATAAATTCCAATTGGTAGTATATTATTTAAAAATTTATAAGATAATAAATATGTATAATAATTATCATCAACCATTGATAACAATAAATCTAATTGATTTAATTGAAATTTTTGTTTTGAAATAATATTTATATTATTATTTATTGAATTAAAATTTAAACTTGTATTTTGACTAAATTCAGATAAACCATCTATAAATAAATTTGGTTGAATATACCATAATAAATCTTTACATGGATTATTAAAAGATATTTCACAATCAAAAAAATTTTTATGTTTAATTGTATATATATCACTATCAAAACGTTCTATAACATACTCTAGTTTTGAACTTGCAAATTTTGATCTTTCAATATCATCCATAAAAACAGTTTCACATATTAATTTTACATTAGGGGGGTCTATACTACTACTATATAAATTGTAATTAATATATGGATAATATGATGCAATTTTATCTATAAATGAACTATATTCTGGATTAGTAAGATCCATTAAAAAACGTATCCACTGATCTTTATTAATAACTTTATTAATATTATCAGTTCCTACTGCAATTTGTTCATTTAAGGAACCATTATTTATTAAAATTAATATAATATCAGCATCTTTTAATTCTTGAAACTTTAATTTTAATAATTCATAATTAATTACTGAACATTTATAACTTATTGATTTACTACTCTCATTAATAGTATATGAATCATATATTAAATTTGTATTTAATTTAAATATGCCATTATTTGGTATGGTAATATTTATAATATCATTATAATTACTATTATAATTTTCAAAACATATTATTTTTGTAACATCACTGATTTTTGCATTTATTACAATTGATGAATATTGCATTGCAACTAAAGGTAAACTAGCTCCTGCATTTTTATTAAACCAAAATATTAATGGAACTAATATTTTTCTATTTCCTTTTATATTATTATTATAGTCTATCAATTCGGGGGTATGACCAATCATATCTAAATAATTATCCATATGATCTGGTAAAATATTATGCATTTGTTGAATATGTAATATATCTTTTGTATATCTATCAAATTCTTGACCACCTATATCTAATTTTACATATTCAAAAAAATTATGTCCTAAATATTCAGCAAAATTAAAATTAATTTGATTTGTTTGTGTTTTTGAATTAATTTCTATTTGTATGCTATTCATATTATTATTATAATAATTTAAATAAAATAACATTTTATTATAACAATTATTAATATCTAATAATATTTGAGATTTAGATATAAAATCATTTGTAAAATTAATATCACTTGTAATTATTTTATCCAATTTTGATATATATCCTGAAATATTTATTTCATAAAAAATAGATTCATCTATTTTATTTTTGTACATATCTTTTGTTATTTTATTTTTATAATTAAATACATTAACCTGCTCTTTTAAAATAGATAAAGTAATATTTTCAGTTTGTAATAAATTATATAATAATCTATATAAACCAAGTTCAACATCAACAAACCCTTTTAATGAATTATATTTACTATTTAATATGTTATAAGTATTATTTAAATTTGTAATATTTAAATCTTTATTATTTAAATATTTAGAATTAGTTATATATTGGTCTGAAAAACTATATAATGGTAATGTTATTTCAAAATAACATCTATGTATTGCATCACCGTGATTTAAAATAAATGTAATTTCATTATTAAAACTAGGATTTTGTTCTGACAAAATCTCAATTAATTCAGTTGAAAAATTGGTATGTCTTCTATATACTTTTTTAAAAAATGTTATTTGCGGGTCAATTGTTAAATAAATATCTTGTTTACCAGATATTGCCATTTGAAGAATTCCTCCAGTCATTTATATTAATGTATAATACTTTTGTTTTAAATTAATATAATAAATTAAATATTTATTATATTAAATAAATGATTTAGAGCAAAATAATTTTATTTTTTTTCTTCATCATGATCACTAGTTTTGCAAGGTTCAGGGGGGTCAACTAATTTTTTAGTGAATAAATTGAAAATTAGGAAACTCAGTAATAATCCAGATAATGACATTAAATGAGTTTTATTAATTTCACCATCTAATGCATAATTACCTGCTATCGCACCCATAGTTACTTTAACAGTATCGTTTAATACTGGTTGCATCGTTTTACTTAGTTTAGGTAACATTTGTGCAACCCCAACACTGTACACACCATAACCTGCAATAATTGCACTGCTTTCTGCCATCCATCTTTTATCAAATACTATTTCTCTACCTTCAATATAATTGACAATTGCACGCTGAGATGTAAAAATAGTTCCAAATTTAACTAAATCATATATCGCTAAACTTACACTTGATTTATGTAAATTTAATTGAGTATTAACAGCTGAACTTATTTTATTAGTTAATAATCCGTGAAGAGCAACACCTAATAAAACTGCAACTGATTTATGTTGCCATTTATCATCAAATAATTTAGCTTTAAATAATTGGTTATCAACAAGATTGGTTACAATTAATATTGTAGTAAAAAGAGTTAAATCATTTTTAGTAACTTTTATATCATTAGGTGATATAAATGATAGTGTAACAGCTTTTTTATCTTTGGAATTATCCATTATATATATATATAGAAAAAAACTAAATTATTATATTATTTTTTATATTATTTTTATATTATTTTTATATTTTTATAATTTAGTAAAAATAATTATTAACATAATTATAATTTATAGCAATACATTTGCGTATAAAAATTATAAAAAATGTTTAATATAAAATATAAATGTGAGTTTATACAAATATTAGAATATTTATAATATTAATAATATGAAATTTTTTGATTACAAATTTATAATTTTATTTGGATTATCTTTGGTTGTATATTTAATTTATAGAGATGTTGAACATTTACATTCAAAAATTGATAAATTAGAAATAAAATTATTATCAAATAATAAATCTTCTATTAAAGAAATGCAACAAAAATTAATAAAAAAATCACCGCCACCACTATCACCATCGCCAACACCACCACCATCGCCAACACCACCACCACCACCACCACCACCACCACCCCCACCCACCCCCCCAACGCCAACACCACCCCCAAACCAACCCCCACCCCCAAACCCAA